CAGAGGAAGTTACAGAGTTTGCTGCTAATTGTGTTGCTGTAATTCCACCTGTTGCGATCTTTGCCCCAGGAATATCACCATCACTAAGACTTAACTTTGCATAAGTAACATTTGCATCTGTAATCTTTGCAGTTGTTACGGCGTTTGCAGCGATAGCAGCAGTATCTACAGCATTATCAGCTAATTCAGAAGCGGTTATCGCATTAGCAGCTATCTGTGTTGCAGTAACAGTATCGTTAACTAACTTCGCTCCAGTTATCGTTGCATCTGCTATTTCTGTTGCAGTTATCGTTCCACTTGCAATCTTGGCAGCAGTAACAGCATTAGCTTGTATTGCCGCAGTTGCTACTTGGTTCGTGCCTAATGTCCCAACTTTTGCAGCAGGTATATCAGCATCATCAATTAACGCAACACCAGCAGCAATTAAATCTTTAATCGTTACTTTTTTAGTCTCAGTTGCACTAATATCAGCAACCGCCGCTACGTCTGTTGCTTGAATACCTGCTTCTGCTAAAGCGGGTAAACCCGTAATCTGGAGATCTGCCATTGCCGACTAACTAAAAACCAATACCAGCAGTTTAAACCTGTTCGAGCAATATGCGACTCTGATTTTCTTGTAATATCTTATCTGAGTTCTCCTGTAACAAGAATCCTGGTATATCTCCTGTTTTTAAACTAATTACTCCATTTGTTACAAATTCTATTCTTGTCTCTATAACCTCAGTCACAGACACCGTTACAGCAATATTAGTAATAATGCAATTGGCTTCATAAAAGACATTTTTCTTTGAATTATCAGGATCACGGTAAATATAAAATAATCCATCAAAATCTGATCCTTGCTGAGTACGAACCAACAATTGAGCTAAATAAAATGGAAATTCTGGATCTGTTCCGTATTCATTAGCCCTATCTCCTGTGTCATAATCATGCTCCCAGATACAAGTCATTGATCCTTGACCACTAATTAATCCAGCTTCATATTGATTTCTAAATTCATCGCCAAGATTTGTTAAATCAACTTGCTCCCTACTTGTTGTCATTTCAAATTCTCTAACACCTGCTACATGCCTAAACCTTTCGTTTCTGGTACGAATCAAAATATCTTTTGCAGAACTAGGAGCAACAAGAGTTAAAGCATTAGCAGTTAAACCTTCAATTGCCTTTGCAAAAGAATCAAATAAACGAATACCTCCTACCTGATCAACATTAATAAACCATTTTCCATCTGGATAACTATGACCGTTAACTAATTCAAGTGTTGAACCATCAGCCGTTTCTATTTCAACTTCATCTCCAGTTATTAACGAACCAGAACTATGGTCAACACTAAATCTTTTTGTTGATGTATTTACGTCAAAAGGATCTAACTTCGTCTGCAAAGCAGATTGAAGCGTATCTCTTTTAAGGGCTACTTCACCCCATTGACCAAAATAAACACCCATTAATCAACCAAAGTTGTGTTGCCATAAGGAGCACCATTAGCTTCCCAACTAATATCAGCAGAAGCAACTTCTCCTACTGCACTATTCATTGAAACACCTGTAATAAAGACAGAGAATTGAATATCTCGAACATCCGTTGAGCCTGTTGTCATTCGCAGCTTTAAAACAACTTGAGTTGATGGATCGTTATCACCATCACCTGCTGCACTACCTGTCTTAATCGCAGAAGTTAGAATTGTGTTTAAGTTTGAGTTAGCACCAGAGCCAGGAGTTTCAACGTAATAAAACAGTCTTGCACTTCCGCTATAGCTTCTAACACCTGATTCAAGTGTTCTATCTGTATCGCCTAATGAGGTCGTTTCCAATACCGCCATTGAGCTAGAGAAAGACCATGACTGAACTTTTGCTGCTTTCGTACCAGCAACATAAAGTTCTCCATCTCTGCCTGAATAAAAACCCACGACCTTAAATTAAAACATTGAGTCTATTCTACGGTGAATCTAGGCAAGCAACAAAACTACAACTAACATTACTTTTTCCTTTAAAACTACTTGTGACACTTGGAGGGGCAGAATATCTCCATTTTAGACTTGATCCAGACTCTTTTAAATAAGCCAAAAGGCTAGTGTCAGTCACACCTGAAGTTGCATAACCACGATCAAAAGTTACATAATCCCAATCAGAATTTACATCTTCATAGTTAGCTAAAATCAAAGCAGCATCAGCATCAGAAATATTTGAAAAACCTAGAGTCAATGTTGCATTAACTCGTTTATTACCAAAACGTAAATGTGTTTTTGTACCGTCTAACGATTCAAACGTGGTGCTTGGATATGTTCCAGGGTTGTAACTTCTGGACGTTGGCTTAACGGTAGGAAATGGTTGTGCTGTTGCCATTTAGCTTTCTACTGGTGCGAAACGAGAACCATCGTTCCATCCTTGTAATATAGCCAGCTTACCGTCACTCGTTAATTCTGAATACGATCCAGAAAGTTCAATTAATCCATCCTCACCAAACGTAATACTTTCAACTTTGTAGCATTGATCAGAAGCTTCAGATTCTTTAATCGTAAATAATGATCCAGCGTAAGGTTGAATTGAACTTGGTGTTGAAAAATTAGCAGTTGCTTCTTTTACTTCTTGTTCAGCAGGATTCCAGTAATAAAATGTCTTGCTTCCGCTAATTGTGTCTTTACTTACAACCGTTCCATCATCAAGAATTGCACCGTTATTAAATCGCTGAACGTGTTGAGTTGTTGAATACACTCTTATGTAATCGCCAGGCTGAACACCATTGATGTAATGAGGAGCAGTTTTAAATGTAATTGTATGATCTACTTTTTCTCTGTTACTTAAAACATATTTTCCAAAAGTTATTGCATGATCTGGGCTAGTGCAAAAGCCACTTAAATCGAATGTCTCTAATGGATCATCTTCATGGGCTGATCCAACAAGACGAACCACTAAAGATTTCTTCTCAGAAAAACCATTAACTTTTTCTTTTCTATAAATAATATTTGCTTGGAATGTTTGTCTATCTTCAGGGTTTAGGAAGGCTACGTTTAAATCTTTAATATTGCCATCAGTAAACATTGCTTTAATTGTTGGCTTCTTATCTAAATTCATTGCATGATCACTATCAAAAGGAACAGCAGGATATAAACTAAATTGTCCTCCAATAATCGTAAAATCTAATAAACAATAGGTTGCTTGCTCAAAAATAAATTCTCTTAAATTAACTCGATTTGAAATTACTCCATCCCAAAATAAGTTGTTTTTCTTACAGAAATTTGCTGCAACAATCATATTTGCTTCATTAACTGAATCTGTATTAATAACTTTTCCAGCACCTATTGTTGAATTAGTTAACAAAGCATAAGCAATTTCTGGAAATAAACTTGTTGATCTATCTGAACCACCTAGTAAACTTTTTACTTTTATTCCTTTCTTAAAGTAAGCAGAAAACTGACTAAAGTTTGTCCACTCTTTTGAGCTATTAATTCTTAAACCTGCATACGCTAAATCCGAATATGTTGCAGGACTACCAAGACTATCAACTCCTTCTGTTCTTACTATTTCATTACAATATGTGATTTGATGTTCTGGGCCTTCTAAATGGCTAGATTGATCACCTTCGTATTTCCAAAAGTCAGCAGCAGCATCATAAAGATTTAAACGACTTGGTAATGTTTTTTCAACTGTATTTGAAACTTGTAACTCAATAATTTGTGCAGGAACAAGAGTTTCATCTGTATCATCTGGGTCGTCTTGAGAAGGGATTCTAACTTTATCTCCTTCCATATAACCACTACCTCTTGATCCTTCTAAATTCCATTCAGCGTAAATCTCTGTTCTTGCTGTATTAGCCCAAGCCTTAAATCGAACTTGAAGTCCAGAACCACTAGCAATATCATCTCCACTACCATCTGTATCTGAAGTTGTAATTAATGAATTAATAACTGGATCTTCATTTTGCCATTCATCTTCTATTTTTCTTACATAGTAAAAATTAGTAATTCCACAGGGATGACCACCAGCAGACGAACCAGAAATATTGCTGTCAACAATAGGAATAAATTTACCTCCTCGTCCGTCATCTGTTGTGTAATGAAATTCAACTCCACTAACAGTTTGCCCTCCTCCATGTGCTGAAACTAAAGTGACACTTGTAGGTTGTTGAGCATCACCCCATTCAGGACCATTCCTTCCCTGAATATTTGAAGTGACGTGCATATTATTGATATATAAAGCAAAAGTTGAAACTCCAGCAGAAGGCCAATTATCAAATCTAACAATGACAGTATGATGTCCATAGCCAGGATAAGTACCACCATACGAACAATCAGGATGATATATTTTTGTCCATTGAACTGTTGAAACTCTTTTTTGAGGAAGATTATCTGAAGTGATATGAGAAGGAGAAGAATAACTACCAGTACCTTTTAAACCTTGAACATAGCCAGCAACAATTTGTCGATATGCGTTAGGTTCACCAAAGTCCCATTCTGTATTACTTAAAAGATCTCTTGTTAACACATAATTTTTTCTACCTGCAAATTTTACGGTATAACTGCTGTAGCTAAACTGTTGAATAGCATTGGGATCTGTTGCTCCATTTGCATTTAATAAGTTTACATAAACTGTCGTATTGGCAATAACTTGTTTAATAACATCATTACCAGGCCAAGGGAAAAATCTATACTCATATTGTTTATAAGGATGATCTATTCTTATATAGTTATATTGAAACTCAGGTGTATTACCTTTAACACAAAAAAGATCAAGATGGTTTGTTACTGGTGTCTCTAAGGTTTGCCAATTATTACCTGTTCCTGCTTCTCTTACTTGTAATTTAAAAAAGCTATATCTAGTAATATATTTATTAACATTTCCTAATGTTAAACTAGACCTGTCATTAAAAACAGTATCAATTTCTTCTTCTGTAGGTTTACTATTAACATTAGCAAAACTCATTTGTTTAAACACTTTTGACTTAATTCCTATTTCTGTTATGTGACAATTTCTATTGTCAGAAACAGTTCCTAAATTAATTCTTTGAAGTACATATCTTTCAGCAGGTTCATATAATAAATAACTATCACCATAAAACTGTTCATAATAATATTTGTCATCTTTTACTTGAAAGAAATCTCCTCCTGTATTCCATTGAGGATTATTACAATGCGTTCCTAAATTAGTAGTAGGAGCACATTCATATCTACCTGATTCTAAAACTTTAAATTGATAACCTCTAGTAAAAGATTCATTAGTTCCTTCCCAAGGCTGCCCAGGCCAAGCTTCATTTCCAATATGAGTACAGCTAACTAACGCTGTACCTGCTAAATATTGCTCACCTTCAGAAATATAAGAATCAGTTGCTTCCCGAACAGTTTTGGTAACTGAATTAACATCTTCAACACCATGAGGATCATAACCAACCCAATCCTGCTGCCAAGCATTTCCATTTGTCTCTGGACCACCTACGACTTGATAAGTCAAGTATGTTCCAACGGGGAGATCACTATTACCTGCTTTTTGAGAACTATTTCCACCATCAGCAAAACCAGCCCTCATAGGCCAACCGCCTAATAA